TGCTCTCATTTTATTTGTTTATCTTGTTATGAAACCTTATTATCCTCCCCTAAAAATACCTTGTGTCCGATATGTAGAATGATTGTTGACATTTCGGCGCATACAGAAACGGGAGAAAGAGAAAGAGAAAGAGAACAACTTATTCCGGAACGAAATCAATTAACATGTATTCGAAGTGCTTTGTATTCATTTTGTCTGATAAGTATAATTACATTGGGCTTGATTTTTTCGTCGTTGAAAAAAAATTAATACCCTATAATTCTATCGACACTTTCCACTGCACCTTCTACCCAGCCTACTTTTTTGGATACGATTTCACCAATAACCGTGATTCCTTTCATAGGGTGGCTTAATTGATATAACAAGGCATCAAAGTCCATACGATGTGGTTTATAGAAATGAACGCCTTCATCCCATGTGGAAATAATGACATCTTCAATTTGATTGACGTAATGAGGAATAGCCTGTTCTAATTTTCGTTGAACAATACGAATGATTTTTTCCTTGGGAAGGGTATTGATATGTATCCAATACGCCGCATTGGCATTATCGCTATACGATGCCATTAATACATTTTTATTGACGACAATAATTTTTTGTAGTTCATTGTCTACCGTAAAATAGCCAGGTAGTTTATTTTTTAAGATGGCGGTCTTGTTCCACACATAGATACGAACAAAAGGAACTGCTCCAATCTTATCCTCATACGACCATGTTTTCATTCGTATCAATTGATTGAGCGGTTTTAAACTTGTTGCCATAATGACCTGTTTTGTAGTATAGGTGTTATCTTTTGTATGAAGGATAAAATAATTTTGTTTTGATTCAATCTGAATGACTTCGATGTTGGTCTTACAATTGGGTAATGTTAATTTTTTAATCAAATCAGTCCATTGTATACTGTATCCCTGATAAGGGCCTATCGTCATATCATCAATGGAATAATAACGAATGTGATAGTCGACATCGGACTCAATCCAATCGAGATATTCACACTGTTTCATGTATTCTAAAGTAAATTCAAGTCCAAAATAAGTCAAGAGGAATTTTTTCATGGACATGGTTGTGATTCTTTTATGTAATGATGAATACTTGGCTTTAATCATGGCTATCATTGTATTGATTGAATGGTTGTATGGAGGCATCGATTCAAGACTATCCTCAAACGGTTTGGGTGTAATGCCTAATTTTTTCAATAAACGTAATAAATGTTTATTTTGAGGTTCAAGTATTCCAGCTCCCATTTTGATACGTGTGCCGTGAAAATCGATTTCAAAGGTTCTACCTCCAAATACATCTTCTCGTTCTAATAAAAGACCAGAATACGTTTTTAATTTCCAATTGGCGTAAAGACCAGATATTCCTCCACCGACAATAATATAATCGTACATCTACAAAAGTAAAAATATTATTTACTTTTTTTTATTCTACAAAATGAGTTTTATAGACATTCATATTCATGGTACTCATATTCAAATTACAATCTTCGCATACGACTTCTAAATTGGAAACGGTATTGGAACCTCCTTCGTGATGAGAAACAATATGACCGCAATGAAATCCGTCTTGAAACGAAATGGCCTTTTCGCAACAAAAACAATGTCCTATCATAAGTCCTTGAAATCGTTTATTCCATACTGAATTTCGTACCTGTTTCGGAATCGATTGTCTTTGTTTTTCCAATGAAAAATGGGCCGTATGAGGAGTGAATAAGCGAGACACCCATTCGTATTTACGAAATAAACCAAAATAAAATCCATCGTTATCAATCAATTGTTTCTTTTTGATATCCATGGTAAAGCCCCATTCGAGCCATGTTTCCATGGAGACCGATTGAAAATGGGAAAGTAGGGTTTCCAATGCTTGAATGACTTTTTCTGAAGGCAATTCAAGCCACCCTTCGGCTTCCATCCGTTTTTTCACTTCTTCACGACTAATATTCAGCATGATTGGTTTCTTGGAGTCTTTCCAGTACGCTGAAAATTTGGTTTGAAACCATTCTTCAATCCGAGGCCATACTTTCAAGGAGATGGAAGTACGAAACATATCCACTTTTTTATTTTCATTGATGATTCGATAAATGGATTCCATTTCTTCTTTATTGTCTACATGATAAATATCGGTTCGAATTGTAAGAGTAAGAAGAAAGGGATATTCTTTTGATAATTGGTGTAGTGCGCGGATACGATGTTGGCCGTCCAATAGCCATAATTCATTTTCAAATTTACAAAATGAAATGAGGCCCGTGCACATGATATCATGATACGTATCAATGTACTGTTTCATATGTCGATATAATAATTCGACATGCAATTCATTCTTGGCACGTTGAAAAGGTGGCAGATTCACATGATTGACAATAAACCCAATTTCTTTTTCTGTATACTCGACCTTACTTCGAGGTAAAGGAAACATTGTATATATTCTTATTATTTTAACTAGTAATTGAAATAGTATTAAAGGTAAAATAATAATAAAATGAAGTGGTTATTATTTGGCGGCAATGGTTGGATTGGTGGCATGGTAAAAACGTATTTAGAAAAGAAAGGCGAGACAGTGTTTTGTTCTCAAGTTCGTGCGGATGATGAATCTAATGTGGAACAAGAACTTGTATCCATATTTCCGGACCGAGTGCTCTGTTTGATTGGAAGAACGCATGGGCCCGGATACAGCACGATTGATTATTTGGAACAAAAAGGAAAGTTGGTGGAAAATATTAGAGATAATTTATATTCACCTGTTGTGCTCGCACTTCTATGTAAACGGTTCCATATTCATTTGACGTATTTAGGTACAGGTTGTATTTTTACGTATCGAGACCAAACGGTCTTTGATGAAAAGGATAAGCCTAACTTTTTTGGAAGTGGATATTCGACGGTAAAAGGGTTTACCGACCGACTGATGCATTTTTTTAAGAATGAAGTATTAAATCTTCGTATTCGAATGCCGATTGTGGGATATCATCACCCTCGAAATTTTATTACCAAAATTACTCAATATGAACGTGTATGCAGTATTCAAAACAGTATGACCGTCTTAGAAGATATGATTCCTGTGATGATATCGTTGGCCGAACGTAACAAAACGGGAACGTTCAATTTAACCAATCCTGGAACTATCGAACACAATGAGATTTTAGAATTGTATAAACAAATCGTAGACCCTGCCTTTGAATGGAAGAATTTTACATTGGAAGAACAATCCAAGATATTATTATCAGAGCGGTCCAATAACGAATTGGACGCTTCATTATTAAAGTCTGAATTTCCAGACATGAAAGATATTCGAACGAGTGTCAAAGACTTGTTTTTACAATGGAATCGTACCTATTTATCTGAAAAATAAATAAAAATCAATGAATTGATTTTTCTCACAAGAGTTGATTATTAAGAATAAGGCCTAATCAAAATTATAAAAAGGAAATAAAGAGGAAAGAGTAGAATAAAAAAATTGTTATTTTTCTATTGATAAGATTTATCATGTCTCTAACAAATATAAATGGTCCAGTTCGATATGAAAAAGTAGTATTGAAATTAAATGGTATTACACGAATTATTCATTTATTTTCTGATGACCATGTTCGATCAAACGAAATGGATTTACAATCACTTGTGGTAAACACATTACATCATTATACAACAACCGACATTATCTATGAAGGCACAGACCGTCAAACCTCATTGATAGGAAATTATATTCGAGAATTTAGAAGTGCATTCCCTAACCAATGCTGGGAAAATCATACTTGCGATTCATTTCCAAATACTATATTTCATTCTGTAGATATAAGAGGAATTATTAATTCAGATTGGATGAGAGAAGTTAGTCGAATCAAATATTCATTGAAAATGGATAATATTCATCATATTGTACCTCAAGTCAAATCTCATATTCTATCTGAATTAAAAAAGGGAGGTTCGGAAAAACAACAATTATTACGAGCATGGATGGATTCCTTGATTTCAATTTCAGGTCGAATCGCGATTCGATATCAAGAACTTGCAGAAGATTGGGTGCTATGGATTCGTAACGGAAGTTATATTGATAAAGAAGTAAAAAACATTTTAATTTCACATTCGATTCAACCCATTTCATATGATAAGTATATATTACAACATGTGGATAGTGTAGCTGTTTTATATCAGGATGATTTGAATGAATTCTTGGAAGAATCGTATCAACGTATTGTAAATAATCAAGAAGATGTTACAAAATCATTATCTTTTATGGTTGATTTAGCTTGTTTGCGAATTATATTATCTTTAAGTAATCCGTATGTCATTGTATATATGGGTCATCAACATACATGGTATGTTTTGAATTATCTGAAACGGTTATCACTAAAAATAAACGATTCCCATTTTTTATCTTATTCAACTTCATTTGAATCATTTCAAACTCCAAATGGAAATCCAATTCAATGTGTATCCATTCCTTTACAATCAAAACAATTGACAATGGATGAAAATATTTTTAATAATATAAAAAGAGAAAAATCATCTTGGAAATATTATGGAAAACGTAAATCCAAAAAAAAGTAAATGGAGCTTTATCTATGGATATGTTATAATTGATTTCTTATTTTTTATAATTTCCAAAAAATAAAAATATAAATAAAAATAAGTGTAACTAGTAGTTTCATGGGTCAGTGTTGTACGCATTCTTATGATTTTCAGCCTGAAACAAACATAAAAGATTCTCCACAGCCTAAGAAAGAAACCAAGAAAGAACCTAAGAAAGAACCTAATAAAGAACCTAATAAAGAACCTAAAGAAGATAATCCACAACCTAAGAAAGAAGATACTCCTGTATATCATATTAGAAGAATAAATAAAGGAAAGAATATTATTCTTCCTTATCACTAATAGACTTTGTAATAAAAATATGAGTAAAAATTTCATAATGAAATTTTTAAATTATTCATTGTTTTTTATAATTGATTTTTTATTTTTATAATTAGATATTACTTTATACAAAGGTCATTTCTTCCATAAATGCTTCACAAATGAAATAAGGCACATGTTTATTTTCTTCAAAATAGGTATCCACTTTTTGAATTACAGATTGGATGTATTCAGAACAATCTATAGTACGAAATACTTCACCGATATTAGAAAACAAAGTATTTGAAATGATGGTACCATCTTGCTCCACGAAATGGTAATGAATCACAATTTGTTTTTCTTGAAATGTTTCTTCCATATGAAGCA